CTGCATGATTGAAAGTGAGATCATCAAATATTCTGGTCTAGACACTGTGACCAAGTCACTGACTGGTTGTACCCGAGCAGCTACATTCACTCAATGGGCCGAAGGTGCCACACGCAGTTACACCAGTAGTGCAGCCACTTCGCACCCAGACAACACTGGTGTGATCATAATCAGCAATACCTGTGTTCCAGTGGTAAATCATTGGGGTAGTGCGGTGATCATGGATGGATCATTTGATGAAGACCAAGGCTATCAGTTTACATTCAACCGTACCAATTATGGTATGCCCAACACCTTGGGCAACAAACAGGTACCTTTTGCCATGCGCCTAGCGCCCAGTGTGTCAAATAGCATTATTGGCAACCTTGGTCAACGTGATCTTATCAATCGCGCACAGTTAACATTGAGCAGCCTGATCATAAACTTGCCCACTGCCAACAGTCGTTTCTTGATTGAAGGTATTCTTAATCCTGCAAACTTAGACAGTGCCAACACAGAATGGACTGGACTAAACAACATTGGCGGCGGCTTTCAACCTAGCTTCACACAGTTTGCAGTTGCTCCTGTTTATACCAGTTCCAGCACCGGTGGTGTCACAGGTTCCTTGTTTGGAGTCACAGGCGGCTTTAGCAAGAGCGGTGTCAAAGCATCACGTAGCTCGCAAGCCACATTCAGTACTTTGACACCGACCAACGTGTCAAGTTCAGGATCTGGCGCAGTGTTGGCAGTGACTCTGGCATCAAGTGGAACAACCACATACACCAACTTAAACACACAAATCACTGTGACCACATCGGGCACAGGATATGCTGTGGGTGACACTCTAAAAATTCTCGGCAATAGTTTGGGTGCATCTACTCCAACCAATGATTTAAACCTGACTGTGGTGGCAATTATTACTGAATTGTCTGGTGGCGAACGTTTGTTTGCTATTCCAGTCAGCACCACAAACTCAGGCTTGTTGGATTTGGCAACGGTCAAACAGATTGGTACTTCGGCCATCCCCGGGCAAGGTACATATCCTGATGGCCCTGAGGTATTGGCAATTCAGGTAACAGCACTGGCTGCTGTGGCCAACGCTGTGGCTGATATTCAGATTCAGTTCCAAGAAAGTCAGGCTTAATTTACAAGATCCAGCTCAACCAGCTGGATCTTGTTTTGCACAGCTTCGATGTTTACAGTGTTCCACAAGCCAGGATGCATGGGACGAGGGAAGTGCCCGCTGTCTAGCCATGCATAGCCTAGGTGTTCGTTGTTGAGTTTGGGGCAGAATTCTGACTGCACAACACATACCCAGGTATGGTATTCAAATTGGCTGTCGGCCGATGTAAAAGTTTCAATTGGTATCAGTTTGAGATATTGAGGGAAACTGCCCAATTCTTCCACACACTCACGTTCCATGCCGCCCAGCAAAGTTTCGCCTGGTTCTAATTTTCCTCCAGGCAGCCCCCAGGTGCCGGGATGTTTGGGGTCGTTACGCAGCAGATATAGATAGCGCCGCGTGGCCAAGCTGAGAAACCAAACCCCAACTGCTTTCAAAGAACCAGTCTCCAGGTGCCTCCGGGGTAGACTCCTTGATAACTTTTTATCCATGCGTCGCCGTTCCATTCGTATTGAATGCCTGTGGTGAGATTGGTCACATATTGTCCAGCAGCAGCACCCTCGGCTCTAAAAACCACTTGCCAATACTGATTGGCGTATTCAATTATGTCATTGGCCTTGGCCACAAGCGGTCTTCCATTGCCACCGTCCCAGGCTGCTGCTGACCCAGCAGCAGCGCTACCTGTGTCTTCAGTCAACAAATAACGCTGTCCTTCCATGGTACTATCAAGTCCCTGTGCTGGAGCACTGGTCAAGGGGTTGATCACTGCGTCAACCGGATTTAACGTGTTTTGTGGCACAGTGTCTGAGTCGGCATCGAACAATACAAATCTAGCGTCATTGGGATCCACTACAATGGTGCCAATCACTTCAGATTCATCAGGTTGAATCAGTCTAACTTGACTAACACCTGGCCGCAATGTACCATAAAGATCAATCACAGCATTCCAAGTCAACCCACTGTCGGCAATGATGTTGGCAGCTTCCAGCGAATCATTGCTGGGCTCGTTGGCAAGATTTTGCTGTTTGATGCACTGTATTTTATTGCCAATTACCACCAATGCCCAATTGTAAGGAGTTATGATTTGCCGAGTACCCAGCAACAAATCATTGTTGGTCACTGCATTTTGTAGGTCGCCCTGTGCGTCATACATGTTCATGATCACTCGTTCAACCACTCCCAATTTCTTGAGTTTGACTGGGCTAGACAACCAAATTGGGATGCTGAATTTGATAGAAGCAATGTCAATGGGATTGTCAGTGCCCTGCGGTATGGTGCGCGAACTCCAGTTGATGCTGTCTAATTCAACCACAGTAAGACTGGTCCAATCAATAAAGTTGTCAGTGCTTTGAACTTCAAGGCTGGGGTTAAACAGGGTCAACATCTGTTCCAACAGTTGCAGTTTTTGATTGGTGTTGGAAGTCCAAACATCTAGGGTAATGCCCAGCTTGTAGGGCACTGGCATCAGGCGTTCTATTGTGAATGCATTGCCCTGTGTGGTTTCGTAGGTTTCAGTGGCCTCGTCATAGGTGCGTTGTCTCACGTTGACCTTGCTGACAAAATACGGTTCTTGCATCCGGCTTCTATCATAATCCAGACTGCTGATGTAAAAAGTCATGAGAGGTGTGGCAGTCATGAAGTTGGCCGAGTTGTTTTGGATCACAGTTTGCACATTGCGTGTGGCATCACCATATCGCACCGGCACTCTGATCAAGGCCGTGGCATCTGGATTACCGTCTTCGGGGCCGTACTGCACCTGAAAGCCACTCACAATTCTGGTGAATTGCAACAAGAATCGGCGTATCTGTTCATCGTAAAAATATTGGTTAATTTAATTCTCCTTGTTCATATACACTCGTTTACCGTCTATGGTTTTCCAAGTTTTACCTCGTGTGCCACTACGTTCAAGTTGAATTTGACTTAGTTTTTCTTTTGCGCTCTCAGGCATAGACCACATTCCTGTTGTACCTTTTCTTGGATGTGCTTTCCCTTTCATGGCACCGCCATCTCGACGAACCCAGGTATCAGTACCGGTTGCTTTTCTACGAGCATGAGCCTGACGTTGAGACTCTTTCATTTTTTCTTTTGATTGCACACTGTGAATCTTATTATTTCCAGCTTCTCTAATGTTGTATACTTCTGCTATTTTTTTATAGGCATCTAACCAGTATTGTTCTTTGAGATTTAGCTCATCAAGATCATTTGCTGAATCAATTACTTCCCAGGTAAAGTTACCAACCCCATGCTTTCTAATACTGTCATATAGGTAACTTTTTTTACCAGCTCGAGCGCAAGCACAATGTTCATACCATCTCATTTTAGCGTTTTTTCGAATGGTTTGTCCTATGTACATTTTGCGATTAATGGTGTTAGTAATTTTGTATATATGCATACGTTTATTTATGGAGAGCCATAAATTTCACGTTAGCTTGACTTCTGTCCAGGATAAGTGCCAGGCCTTGGATTGGGTGTCTTGTTGCCACCATCGTTGCCATTGTCGGCTCGGGGACGCAACAGTTCACTGAGGCTCTGTCTGCTGGGCACAGCACCTTGATCAGTGGTGTTCACTGTGTATGTATTGTTTACAAAGCTGGAGCGCAAAGTTTCATTGGCTGGGCCGTTGTTGAGATCAGTTCTCACACTGCTGTCCAGTTTGATCCATCGACGCGATGCCGAACTGTATCTAAACAGTCTGTTGGGAAAGTAATCTAAACGCAAGCAGTAGTCTCCATCCACTGGATTCAAGGGAAATGTTACACCTGATGTTACTGGCAAACCATTGGGCGGAATAGAAGATCCTGTGAGATAGCCCACTGTGTATCCATATCCACGCGGAGTTTCACTCATGCCGCCCTGTGTGCCATCTGTGGTTTCACCGCCATCAGCAGTGACTGATGTGGGGTTGGCTGGTGTACCTTCAAGAGTTGTGGGTTCGATATAAAAACTGCCAGTTTCATAACCACTGAGTGGCACTTCAACATCGGCCTGTTGCAAAATTGCATCGTTGATTTGGTTGTCTTTGTCGCGAGTGCTCATGCCCTCACTGATGGTTTGCGGTGTG